TGATCTTTTTGACGGAATTGGCCAGCGTATCCATGGCTGTTGATACACCGTCAACACCCTTGGAATAGTCGACCAGCGTCTTTAGGCCAGCGCCAACTTGCGCGACTGCTTCACCGATTTTGTTATCATAAGCCCACTTGGCCTCATGATTTATGTTTTTAATGCCCGTGGCCACAGCGCCCAACGTAGCAGCCAGGTCAATCACGGAAGTGTTATTGGCAAGGTCAACGCAAGCATCTGCAATCGTCTTAAAGCCTTGACCAGCATTTAATGCAGCCTGACCGATGGAATCAAACACGCCAGCCAGCTTATCCAGCACTCCGGAAATGCTGTTGTTTACCGCTACGATACCATCGCTGATGGCGTTAATCATGCCGCTGATAGCATCGCCGACAGCCTTGATCGGAACGGCCAGTGAGGTGTTGAACCCAGAAAACGCGTCAACTATCAAAGACAGGTTTGAACCCACGGAATTGACAATATCAACAATCGCCTGTCCGATTGTTTTAATCAGGTCTGCAATAGAGCTGATAATGGGCGTAACCTGAGACAGCAGTCCGGAGAAGCTTTCGACAATGGCCGGGAGATTTTCAACCGTCTTTGTCAGCATTTCTGTGATTGCTGGAATATAAGGCGCAATGGCTTCCACGATCTGGACAATAATGTTCCCGATTGAAGTGGCCAGACCGGTAAAACTGTCTATGATCTTTGGTAGATTGGTGGATACAGTTTCCACCATCTGGGTGATTGCCGGCGTATAGGGAGCCAGAGCTTCCACCATGTTTGTAATAGCCGTGGTCACCACAGTGGCTACCTGTGTGAAGTTTGCCGCCACCGTGTCCACAATAGGCTGGCAAGCTGTCACAATCTGGGAAATACCAGCACTCAAGCTGGGGAATGCATCGGAAACGGCAGAAATGATATTGGTCATTGCCGTGGAAAACGCGTTAATGACATTTGGCAATGAGGCGTTTATACCTTCCAGGAGCTTTCCAACAATATCGCCGCCAACAGTCAACACGTTTGGCAGTTCCTTCAAAATCCCAGAGAGGAAAGTGCCGATTGCCTCTACCGCGCTGGAAATCAGTTGAGGCGCGTTCTGGATGATCCCGGCTCCCAGCTGGCCAATGATTTGAACCGCGATGGTTAACAGCTGCGGCAGCTGGCCCGCCAAGTCAGTAACCAGAGTCGAAATAATGCTTGCTGCGGATGACAGCAAGAGCGGCAGATTATCCAAAATCCCCCGCAGAATCGTTTTTATAATCTCCACGCCGGAGGACGCAAGCTGTGGGATCAAAGTCGCCAGACTTGAAATAATCTGAGGGATAAGCTGAGAAATTGAGGCGACCAATGTGGGCAGCTGCTGGGTGATCGCACTCAAAACGGATGACGTCGCCGCTATGAGGCCCGGAAGGAGGCTTGAAACCAGGCTCGTTATCTTCGGCAGAATCAGCGGGGCAGCAGTCGAGATGAAAGAGCCTACACCGTTAATTGCTGTTTCGACAACAGGAAGCAAATTATTTAGCAAACCTCCGCCCTCGGATCCTCCGAAAACGGTTGTCATTAAGGAATCGACAGCTTGATCAAGCCCTTCTCCGCCTCCGGCAATCGTGGTTAACACATTCTGCCAAGCAGCTTTAGCGGCTCCGGCAGAACCGGAAATGGTGGACATAGCCTCTTTGGCGGTCGTTCCGGTAATGCCCATTTCATTCTGGATGACATGGATAGCAGAATAAACATCACTCAGATTGTTGATATCATACTTAACATGGGAGATCTTCTGAGCGTCTCTTAACAGGCGCTCCATTTCACTTTTGGTGCCGCCATAACCCAATTTAAGGTTATCCAGCATCGTGTAATTCTGCTTGGCAAAGCCCTGATATGCCGTCTGGATGGAAGACATATCCGTGCCCATCTTATTGGCATTGTCGGACATATCCTGCATAGCCATGTCGGCAATCTCGGCAGATTTAGCAGTATCACCCTTCAACGAGCTTAAAAGGCTCGCCGAGAAGGACGTCACGGTGGACATATAGTCATTAGCCGATACGCCCGCCGTCATATAGGCGTTTTGCGCGTATTGCAAAACAGTTGAACTCGAATCCTTGAAAAGCGTCTCAACGCCACCGACAAGTTGCTCATAATCCGCAAACGATGCAACCGCCTGTTTAGCTGTGCTTATAACGGCAGCGCTTACAGCTGCGAAAGCGGATGCGGCCACTTTACCGGCGCTTTTGATAGCAGATCCAAGGCCAGAGGTGAATTTGCTTCCGGCTGATTTGCCTGCTTTGTCTCCAGCTGGTTCGCTGGCGCCCGTAAGCTCTTTCGTTATAGTCTTCTGCGCTCCGGCAAGAGACGGAATAATTGTTACTACCGCTTTTGCGACTTCGACCCCTTCAGCCATCTTTTTCACCTCCCGTTAAAAGGCTTAACCAGTCTTTTGCTTTCATAATCTTTTTGAAAGCGTGTTTCTTTTGCTTCCATGGCCGTGTGTACTCTTTCGGTTTCTGAGGTGTACGTTTCGACCCTTTAACGGATACAACAGCCGTTAGCCATGTCAACGCGTCGTAAATATCCGCGAGTATAACGTTGGTTTTAAAAGTAGTAGACCAATTTGACAGTTCCGGATCAGTTTCAGCCACGATGGCTGAATCAGGCTTCGCAATATGCAAAAAAGAGCCGAGCGCCCTCCACGGAAGAGAGCGCCCGACATCGTCCAATGTGTAACCGGTTTGAGTGAGCAAATCACGCTCGACAGCGGCTTTATGGGCCTCGACATACTCCGCGAGGCCAATTATTCCCCCAGGCTTTCACCGTCGCCATCATCATTGGCTTCCGCCCAGGCGTTGCAAAGCTGGTTGTATTCGTCCAGAGTCATATCATCCAGCACCTCCGCCGGGATATGCTTAGAAAACATCTGATAGACGTCATCCTCTGTTTTCAAGGCCAGAAGTTCTTTGCGCTTCATGGCCTTGGCCAGCGGGACGTTATAGCGCTTTCCGTTGATCTCTACCTGGATATCTTCAACGGCCCGACCGCCGATCTTAACAATTTTCTTAGACATGATTTGTTCACTCCTCTTCATTCTTTAGTTATTACGCGGGGGTGTCCTTGGAGAACTTGAAGCCGCCGGTAACTGTGATGTTCCAGATCAGAGCGCCGGTGGGGGTGAGTCCAACCTCGGCGACTTCCGTGACGATACCATGCGGGCAAGCCCAGATCAGATCGTCCTCGCCATCCTTGCCGTACAGCACAAAGGACTCTTCCTTTGTCTTCGGGCCATCGGTGGCATCTACCGTAAAGCCGGTTTCAGTCGTAGTCACGGCATCACCACCGAAAACGGTTTTCATGGACTCGCCATCGGTGCTAATTACGGGGATCGTCATGGTGCCCTTCTCGGTTTCAACCGTGCGAGCTACAGTCAGATCCCACAGTCGGATGGCTTCGGTGGATCCGTAGGGAGTCCAGCTGGGGCCGTCCTCGCTAATCACACCGGCGATCTTCCACGGAGAGGTTTCTCCGACAAGGGCCAGCACGGCAGCGCCGGTCGTGGGCATGGCGTTAGGGGACGCCGGATCATAGGGCGCGTGGAAAAACATTCCGCTCGCGTTCTCATGGCCAATAGCAACGTTAACGTTCATTAGTTATACCTCCATTCAAATAGTCACATCTTCAAGATGAGCAACAATAACCAGATGAGAAGAACACATAGCCAAATCAGGCCGGACAGGATCAGCGCCCCAGGAGCCTGACGAAGTTACAGAAACATGGCGAACAGGTGTATCACCTCCGCCAGCTTTTGCTTTCAGGATCCCGTTGGCGTTCCGCAGCTGTTCAAGGGCCTCCGCTTCCGTTTCGGCCCGTGAATCAAGCATGATTTCAAAGGTGTCGATTTCGTCCGTATCGCCTCCGCCGATTTGCGTAACCAGTACGCTCGGCACGGCAAAGTCGCTCGGTAGCGGGCGGCAGTACGCTGTCATGTGATTCTTTAACAGTTCCCTGACAGCATCCTCAACATCGATAGACCTTTTGATCTTCATCCTTTCACCGCCTTACTTAACGCCTTATCCTCCGATTCGGCTATTCTGCTCTGTCTGTCGGTCGTGTAAACGAAACCCATAGCACGTTGACTGCCAAATGCTTTACCCAGGCGAGTGCCGGATTCAAAGCC